CTTCTAACAGTTCTATGGACTGTTAGAAGTAAGAAAAGCGACTGGGACTATCTCTACTGGTACTAGCGGTTACTTCCAAGCAAGATACGGTGCCCAAGTTTGGACACTCTTAAACACCGAGTCTAACATATTTGCCGCATTACCAAAAAGCACTTGGGTACGCTCTGGATGGAGGGTAAAGAGCGCATTCGCTAGCGACAAAGACTCAGTAGCTATTGCTGAGACTGGAAACTTTCCAGCTGCAGTTTATCCAACTATCAAGACAATAAGCACTTTGCCAAAGATTCAAGCAGAGAAATTCGAAGTAACACTTGTACATGACCAACTAGAAGCGAAGAGCCAAGATGACATTTGGGGTGCTGCACACCAAGTAAAAGTAGACATGGGCGCTGAATTCGCTAGACTCTTAAACCAGCAATTAGGCGCTTATGTTTCAGCTGCGACACCGGGAAACAAACTCTATGAACTTGACAGAGTAGTTGCAAAAGACACCGAAGAGGGTGCAAACTATTGGAACGTAGCTGGCGCTTCTGACATCTATGGAATTGACAGAAGTGCAAACACTTGGTTCAACTCTTATGTAAACTTATCTTCAGACGGCTCTGCAAGAGACTTAAGCGATGACATTATCAGAGACTTAATTGTTGGTACCAAGAAAGCTGGTGCTATGAGCACTTTCTGGCTAACTGGTATTGACACTTACTCAAAGATTCTAGGTCTATATACTACATTCGTAAGATACAATGACGTAGGTGAAATGAACATTACTCTTGGTGTTCAAGGTGTAAGAACAGAGCCCGGCGCAAGAGTTGGTCTAAGAGTTGCAAGCTTATACGGACTTCCAGTTATTCCCTCAGTAGACGCTCCTGCAGAATCATCTGGTATTAGCGAACTATTCTTACTTGACACAAGTGACCCAGAAGGCTATGGATTGCCAAGGTTAAGCATCTCAGTATTGAGACCAGTAGAGTACTATGAGACAAGCGAACAAGACATGCTATTACTTGACAAGCCCGCAATACGTGGAGTTTACATGTTCATAGGTGAATTAATAGCAAGAGACCCAACAAAACAAGGCAAAGCAAGAGACCTACAATAAAACCAACAATTATTTTCAATAATTTTTTGAGGTGAACAAAGGTGACATATATCTATCCTCTTAGGATAAAGAAAATAACTGGGTCAGCAACAGTATCAGCTGTTCCTGCTAACAGTTATAAGAAAGCTACTATCACATTATCAGAGCCTTATCTTGTTATATCAGCGAAAGTATCAACAAGCACATCGAATGCAGAAGTTGATGTAGTGAACTTTGGAGAGGGACAAATAGAAGTCAGAGCATATGACTCTTCTGGAGTTCAGCAAGACGTCGCTGTTAGCTATACTGCTTGGGTACTAATGGGAATCTAAAACAGACTATAGTTCAAGGAGTTTTTTATCCTATTATTTTTTATACAAATAAAGAAGGTGTAGTAGAGTGGCAAATTATGTGACTCCTGACGAAATAAGGTCGCTGTTGAATGTAGATTCTTCAAAATATAGTGATACTTTTCTTAATATATTAATTCAGGAAAAAATGTCAGAGGTAGAGAGACTTACTAACCAAAAGTGGAATGGAGAAACAGGGACAGATGAAGATTATTACAGTCTGACATCTTTTAGAGGCGGATATATAAGCTATGTTGGTTTTCCCGTGTTCTTAAAACATACGCATATTAAATCAATAGATAGTTTGAAAATTTGGAATGGCTCAAGCTATGAAGAGTGGATAGGTGTAAAAACAGAAGGGCGAGATGGTGATTATTGGGTTGATTATATTAAAGGTGTGTTATATATTAATCATCGATTTTTGTTTCCAGCAGGAAGTAAAGAAATATATGTGAAATATACATATGGAAGAACAGACTTGCCCGGTCAAGTAAAAGAACTTACAAAATTGCTTGTTATTCGTGAACTTCTTCTATGGGAGAAAGAACAAGCAGCTATTCCAGAAGGGGCTGGTGGATTAAGAATTTCTGAACAGATTGAAAGGATTGACAAGCGGATTCAGAAGCTGGAATCTTACTTACGCGCTATACATATTACTCGTTATGGAGAGTAAAGTTTATATATTAGTTCAACTATTTATCTATTGGAGGTATGGTATATGGATGTGTATGAGATATTGAAGAGACGTGCTAAAAAACTTATAAAGAAGGAAGGGACGGACTACTTTTTGATTGGATTTCCAGAATATTGCGTATTAGTTGTTCGTAATCAGAATGCTAAGAGAATTGCTGATTTAGCCGCTGAATTCAAACCAAAATACATATATATCTATGTCAATGATGTTTTTGGAGAAAGATTTGAAGTAATGGAGGGTTAGTTATGCCCGAAAGATATTTGATGGTTCAATTTGGAGTTGAGAAGGAAGTAGTAAGGGACTTCGGATATAAAGAACTATTTTTAACTTACAGAGGAGAAAGAACTCCATATAAGGGAATCATAAAGGATGGAGAACTTTTAGCTATCGTATCACGACGGTACTATCTTTTTGAAAATGAACGATTACTGAGAGTTCTTAGGACATTTTCAGAATTATATAGTGCACCGATGCGTATTATAGCACAGACGAAGACGCAAGTGTATGTGGAATTGAAGAAAACAGATAGTTATACACTCTTAGTTCAGAATTCAGTTGATGGGACAGAGGCTCTTAAAGTCTGGTATGCCTATAAGATTGGAGAATATCCTATTCCCATAGTTTCAAAACATTTATTGTACATGAAGCACATAGGAGCAAGAATAGGAGAAGTAGAAAGAGAACTGCCAGAGATTTTATCTGTTTTCATGAATAGCATAGAGCAAGTGTTATTACCTTTTGTCCATATCTTACCAAGAGAAGTTACTAAGGAGCAACTGGAAGAAGTTAAAGATATAGGGATTCCAGACAAATACTTGTCAGGATTGACTCTGCATACTCTAACAGGTAATCTTACAGTTGGTAAGCTTCTTGCAAGAGTATCCAGAAAATTATGGAGGGAAAATATTAAGATGGTGACGAGAAAGCGATATTTTAAGTTGCTTCTTGATTTAATATTTATATGGCATGAAGATGCATTTGAACAAATAAAAGAAAGTTTGAGGTGTATTGTATGACAAAGTATATATTAGTGACATGCTATGTAAAGTATGATATCGTAAAAGAGTTGAAGCGCACATTTAAAGATGATAAAGTTGAGATAGTTCAGCTATCTACGAGAATTATAACAAACTACAATTCGACGCAGCCAGAGGAATATATAGAGGATATTCGAAAAGCGATTCTTAAATTGAAATACGAGCGATTTTCAAAGACAAACGATGAAATATATGTGGCTCTTGTAGGAGGAGTATATCACGGTGTTGCAACAATATTACAACTGGAGCGGCTAGGGATTCCATACAAGTTGTTAGTATATGAGAAGAAGGTTGAAAAGTATGTCATTATCAATCCTTCTAACTTCAAGGTCGAAGGGATTACTTAGATGTGTGGTAAAGGGAAGTGTAGCAGATTATGTTGTATCTTACTACAATAATGTATGGAAATGCACTTGTCCACATCATTTTTATAGGAAGGCAGAATGTAAACATATAAGGTTGGTGAAAAATATGTATTCGTTAGAGGATATATTATCTGGTAAGGTAATTAAAAAATATTCATCATCAGTTATTGGTTTAGAAAAGCTAATAGAAGACCAACTCTATACAAGCGATGGAATAGTAGCAGTATTCAGCCAGCCAGAAGTGGGGAAGACACTATTCTGTTTACAAGAGAGTGCTTTCTTCGTTTCCAAAGGATTGAATGTATTATTTATTGGGACAGAGGGTAACGAGATATCAATGATTGCTAAGTGGTTTCCCAAGTTTCGAAATAGATTTGGTGCTCCTAAAGGAATATTCTTACTAGAGCGACGAAAGACTCTAGAGGATTTGTTTGAATTCTTTGGGTTCAAGGTTTTTTTAGCATATAAAGGCAAAATCCAGAAAAAGAAAAGTGGGAAAGAAGAAGCAACTGGAAAAACAGAGTTCAGAGTAATAGAAAAACTACAGAGTAAATTAGAAGAAGTAGTTAAAGAGAAGAAAATTAATCTTATAATTGTAGACAGTTTAACGGCGCCTATAAAGAGTAAGTTCTATGGTAGCCAACAAGATAATCCAGCTAAGGCAGGAGCATTGGCACTCTTATTAACAGAGTTATTACAAATCCAAGAAAAATATGGTTGTGCCATTATTGTTACTGCTCATGAAAGCTATAATCCAGCAAATCCTTATGATACACAAAGTAGAGCCGCTGGAGGAATAAACTTCTATCATTTTTGTAAGAGAATCTTTTATGTAGATAGAAGAACGGCAAGAGCCGAGAAAAATTATAGAAGAATATGGGTTGTTAGATGTGAGGACATAGTTCCCGCATCGAGAGCAACAGCTATTAAAATAGATGATTTAGGTATTCACTCTTTATCTACTGAACAAGCCAAAAAGAGGTTTACTCAAGATGAACTTAGTAAGGTGGAGAAGGTCGTATGATAAGGAGATTTTCTGAAACTGAGCAAGAAGAATTTATATCTCAGTTGATGATGTGGTGTAGAGATGGTGAGATAACATGCCGTGTCTTTCCAAGAGATTTTTATTCTTCAGATATCAAGGTAAGACATCTAGTCGAAGGCTACGAGGACATAGTGATTCTAGTAGACAAGGTAAACGCGATTGACTGTTATTTATCTATTTTTAGTTATCCACAGATTAGAGAGCGATTATACGATGTCATTTACTTAGACATAGATGAGCCAGAGAACTACGTAAAAATAAAAGAGAGAATTAATACCTTTCCTTACACATCTTTTTTTACTGGTAGAAGCTATCACATCTATCTTAAGTTTGGAGAGATGAAGTTTAAAGATTACAGAAAGACAGTTAGGGAATTTTGTAGAAGATATAAACTATTGGAATTGATTGATAAAAGAACTTTGGGAGATGTGAGAAGAGAGGCAAGATTGCCAATGACTTGGAATTCCAAGACGAATAAAAGAGCGAGATTTTTAGAATATCATGAAGGAGATGTGGAGAAGCTACGTTCAATACTTCAAGAGATTGATGACCGACATACAGAGATAATAAATGGGATTGAAGAACATAGAAGATTTATATTAGATAAAAACAATAAGTTTGATGATTTTCCACCTTGTATTCAGGCATGTATTGATGAGATAGTGGCAACAGGAGAGTTAAGTCACGATAAGCGATTACATTTAGCATCTTTCTTGATATGGATTTGGGATTATGAAGATGTTGAGGCACTCTTTTCCTTGTGTAATGATTACAAACCTTACTACACAAGACAACAGTTAGATTTTATCTTAGAAAGAGAATATTATCCTTACTCATGTAAGAATGCTAAGATGTTGGGCATTTGTCCAATTACTATTTTCTGTCCTTATGCGCCAAGTTTACATTTGGTTTTGAAGAAGGAGGAAGAAGGTAATGATAAAAGTAGTAGGAAGAAGTAAATATACTATATGGAATGACAAATTGTATATTGAAGATTTGACGACAAGATATGAAGTTCCAGAAGAATATAGACCATACTTCTTTATAAAAGAGAAAGATTTGAGAATGTTAGAGGATTATGATGATATAAGAATAGAAGACGGAGGATTGAAAACTCTACAAGGAGAGCCTGTGTTTAAGGTTTCGGTTCGATTCCCCCCTACTGTCGAAATAATAAGAAGAGACTTGGAAAGGCGAGGCATTGAAATCTACGAGGCTGATATTCCATATATTCAGAGAATGTTAATAGATAAAGTTATAGAAGTAAACTATACGATGGACAATGTGTGTTATATAGACATTGAATTAGATGATAGTAAAGGATTTCCAAATAAGGCGGGCGAATTCAAAATCTTGTCTATTGCTTGTGAGGGAACAAATCCAAAATGGTTTTATCATGGTGACTATGAGACAGAGAGAGATATGTTGATTGATTTTTATAATTATATATGCGAAAATAAAAAGACGGTTTTCGTTGGTTGGAATATAAATTTTGACTATCAGCATCTACTTGCTCGGTTTGACCGTTTAGACCTAAAGAGTTATTGGGGACGATGTGTTGATACAATAGATTTATATGACTTGTATAGTGATGAAGTCAAAGATACGAAACTGAGCCGTTATACTTTAGAAGAAGTGGCAATATTTGAAGAGATACCGCATAAAATAGAAAGAGACAAGCCGTTTCATCAAATGAGTCGAGAAGAACTAGAAGAATACAATAGGCGAGATGCTCAGATACTTGCAGAAATAGAAGAAAAATACGGATTTGTGGAACAAAAACTGGAACTAGCCAATGAAGTTAATTGGTTTATTGATATACTTACGCCGCTGCGTTTTGGAGAGGCTCTTATCTTAAGAAGGTTGCGAGAGTTGGGCTATGTTGCACCTACAAGATATGAGATTCCAGAAAAGAGTTATAAAGGCGGGTATGTTAAAGAGCCAAAAGCTGGAGTATTTGAAAAAATTGTAGTATTTGACATTAACAGTCTATATCCTAATATTATTGTTCACAATAAGATTGATGTTGCAAATCTTAAAGGGGAGTGTCTGCCACATATTGTGGAATATTACTTAGAAAAGAGGCAAGAATTAAAACGTCTTCTTAAAGAAACAGGCGATAAGAAATATGATGTGAAACAAAAGGCAGTTAAAGTTGTATCCAATTCACTTTATGGATTATTTGGACAAAAATATTTTAGATTTTATGATGTGGAGAAAGCTGGAACAGTAACTCGAATTGGAAGAGAGACGATTCAAGGATTAGAGAGGTTTATGAAAGACTTGGGTTATACCGTTCTTTATGCAGATACTGATAGCGTGTTTATTCAAGTAGAAGATTTATCTATTGTTCCAGAGTTAGAGTCTCTGATTAATGTATATCTTGCTCCATATACGGCGAAGGTGGATTACATCTTCGAGAAGGTGCTATTTTTTGGAACAGAAAAAAGAGCCGCGAAGAAAAGATATTATGGCATAACTACTGAGGGGAAAGAAATTATACGAGGCATTGAATTACGAAGAAGAGATTGGTGTGGACTCACAAAAAAAGTTTTACATGATGCGCTGCGCTCAGTCTTCTCTGGAATAACAAAAGAACAGTTCATCTTGAAAAAGGCAGACTACAAAAGGAGATTATATAGGGGAGAGTTTGACCAAGATTTGATTATAACAAAAAGCGTAAAAGATTTAAACGATTATAAAGTAAATCAGCCACATGTAAAAGCACTAAGAAAAGCATTGGCTCAAGGTTATCCGAACACGGGCAAAATCAGCTATATTATCGTGAGAGGGGGAGATGTCGAGCCAGTAATAGAATCTCTTAAACATAAACCTGATTATAGATGGTACTGGAAGCATCAAATCCTTCCAGTTTTAGAGCGGGTGGAAAAAGCAGTATGGGTTAAGAAAGGTAAACAACAACATTTAAATATGTATTATAAATAGTATATGAATAGGAGGTTGTTATATAAATGAGTGAGGAAAAGAAATATAAAAGTTTGGCGAAATTTAAACACTATAATCAAACAAAAGGAACAACTACGAGTCTAACAGCTTCTGGTTCATTATCTTCAGGGAAAGTCTTCTTCAGAATAGAACAGTCAATAAGAGATGGTGAATATACAAGAATAATCATTGCTCTTGATGATGCAGAAGTCTCTGAATTGATAATGGGGCTTATTGCCTACATCTTAGAGAGAAAGAGAGGTGAGTTATGATGGTAGAGATGGATTGGGAAGAATATTGGAAATGGTGGCAAGAAGCTTATAAAGATGTGCCAAGATTTGCTAAAAATAAAGAGTTGGCACGAAAATTCTATGAGCGAAAATATAAAAGCGAAACAGGGGAAGGAGAAATAAAATATCCTTCTGAAGCAAATGAAGGAGAATGGATACGATTTCCTGCAGTTATAGAGAAACCGCTGAGAGAATTCTTCTATTATGGCTGTCCAGAATGTAAAAAGAAAGAATGTGAACATGGATTAGAGCGGGTTAAATATATTGCACATCGCTATAGGGCTGTTACTGATAAATTAGAAACAATAATCATAATGACAAAATGGTTCCCTGAAACAGAAGATGTAGAAATGTTAAGAGAAAATGACAGCGTCATGATAGAGGGAAGAGTAGAACTTTGGCGAGGAGAAAAAAGATTGGCTAATGCTCGGCTTGAGTTATTATCTCGTCCAGAGACTCCAAAATATTTATCTTCAAAAGTGAAAAGTGTAATGAAGCTTATCAAAAACGGGCGTATAGATGTATCAGTATTTGAAAGATATCTTGTAAAAGAGGGATTAACATTATCAGATTTGTTAGAGATGGGACTCATAAAGATTGAGAATGGTAAGGTGATGTCTATTGCCAACATTGAGTGAAATCCAAAACCATATTTATTTTACTTTTACTCAGAAGATATATGAAGATTTGAAAGGCGATGAGCCTCGCCGTAAAGAGATTCATGTTTCTGATTTAGTTTATGATTGTCTTCGAAGAGGCTATTTAGCTATAAAGCGAAACATCTATCTTGATGATATTGATACTGCGCTGGAAATAGACATAGACCTAAACGAAAAGAAACTAATGACATTCTGGATAGGGAAGAAACTGCATGAATTAGCGCTAACACCGTGGCATCATAAGAGGTTTGAATATGGTTTCTGGGACAAGAAAGAGAGTGACATTAGAAAAGTGCATGCAGAAGTTGATGAAGTATTCAAATATGGAGACCACTATATTGTAATGGATAAGAAGACATGCCGCAAATTTCCAAGAGGAAAAGGATACTATGTTCATCATAAGCTACAAGTAGAATACTATGGTGTCCTGTTGTGGCTTAAATTCAAGATTAAGGCAAAATATGGTGCCATTACATATATTAACGTTGCTACTCCTGAGATGAGGGTTGTTCCATTCTTAATGCGAGATTTAGATGAAAGAATAGAAGAGATGAAAGAAAAAGTAGATTTACTTGCTACATGCTTAGAAGAAGATGTGCCTCCTCCTCCATGTAAAGGCTGGATATGTAAATATTGCATGTTCTATGAGCAATGTATCAAGATAGGAGTGTGATTGTATGGATTTGTATTCATGGAGAACGGACAGAAAATTGCTTATGCTCTGGATTCTTTATACATTTTTAGTAACGGGTATAGGAATACTTATATTGTATTGTTTATATCTAATATTAGGAGGGATAACATCATGTATTTCTATCATATAGTTTGGGGCTATTTTGAAATTGGCTGGGAACTAATCTTAATGCATGAAAAAGAGTTTAAAAAAGACGAGTTCAAGAAAATAGCTGATGAAGCTGTAAAATATGCTTTCGAACAGATGATTAAGCGACCAGTTGAAGAATTTGAATATGCAGACTTACAGAATGCCAAATCATTCATTCTTGAATATCTTAAGAGGCAAGGATTCAAAGAGGTTTTATTTACTGCTGTTCAAGGCTATCATGGTATGTTCTGGTGTGACGATGTCTTTATTGAAGATGAGTTTGTTGTGCGACATCCTCTTCGCGAATTGCTTGGTGACGAACTTTATAAGAAAGCCATAGACTATAATTTAAAAGTTAAAAAAGCTATAGGGAGATGGTGGAAAAAATGAGTGGAAAACTAAAAGAAAATATAGAAAAAAGAAGACAAGAATATAAAGAGAAATTTAATTTAGATGTCTTTGAGTTAGACAGAGAATTGCTATTCGAAGGATTTAAGAGAGTCTGGAGATATGGGCATCCAGTATACTATGACCTAATTATTGAAATCTGTAAGATACATGAACTCAAGAACAAGGGCTATGGTATAGGAGACCCTCTCGGCAATTTTAAAGAGAGTGAACGGTTTGGCATTCCAGCATGGAAAGGCGCATTAGTAAGATTGAGTGACAAGGTCTCAAGAATCTATAATCTTGTTAAGCATTTAGATGACCCCGAATATGAAGATGCTGTAAACATGGAGTCAATAGAAGACACGCTCATGGATTTGGCAAACTATGCTCTTCTTATAATAGTCTTACTGAGGGAGGCTAAGAAAAATGACTGAGCGAGTCTATAAAGTCAAAGTATTTACTTCTAATCTTGAAGAAAGAGGGGAAATAATCTGTGACACAAGAGAATGTGCACAAGACTTAAAAAATTTATTAGAATCTTATCTTTATATCGTTGAAGTGTGGGAGATAGTGAAGTGGAAATAGTTGGGGGGCAGGTGCCCCCTTCCGACATAAATCGTATTGAGGTGATAACATGAAACGGTCTGATGTATATACATTATGGTTTCTGTACTTTTTCTGGTTCACATTGGCATTTATAGGAATCCTTATCGGAAATTGGACAGTAGTTGCATGTGCTATAATACTTTATTATCTTGAATTGACAATATATTTAGCAAGAAAGAGGAGATAAGAAATGAGACTATATATTTGTAGATACATTGGCGGATTATGGTATGCGTTGTGGGGAAAGAATTTGTACCAATATTTTCCAGAGCATTATGTATTCGTCGATTTATTTTCTGGTTTAGGACAAGTTACGCTGAATAAAAAACGAAGTAAGCTAGAAGTGATTAACGATATTGATGATAACATTTATAATTTGTTTTTGGTTTTGAGGAATAATTTCCAAGAATTCGAGCACAAGTTCAGATATCTTATATATTCTAGGAAACAGTTTGAAGAGTACATGAAACAGTATAAGAAGGATAGGCTGACGTCTTTAGAGCCAGTAGAGAGAGCAATAGCGTTCTTTTACCTTCTAAATACTACAATGACGACCTTAGACAGCGGTTTTAGACGAGCCGTGACTAGAGGGACAAGATTTTTGACATGCTTTTCTGATAAAGTACTTGAGAGGCTAGAACTCGTAAGAAGAAGGCTTAAGGGAGTACTAATTGAACGATTGGACTTTCGAGATTGCATTAAAAAATATGACTCGCCATCTACGTTCTTTTTCTGTGACCCACCTTTTATGGTAAAAAGGCGACTTTATGAGTTTGATATGACTAAAGAAGACCACTATGAGTTGGCTGAATTTCTGTCAAATATTGAGGGTAAGTTTCTTCTTATTCATGTAGAGAATGAAGACTTTTATGATGTGTATGGACAGTTTAATATTCTTGCTAAGATGAAGAAACAAAAGGCAATGGAAGTTAAAGCTAAGAATAGAGAGTTCCAAACATATGTATTAATTGGAAATTATAAAATAGAGGAGAGTTTGAAAAAATGGTTATAGTGGTAGATGTTAAAGAGCCTAAGACTTGGAAGGCAATAGCTGATAAAGAAGACAATATTCAAGTCGATTTTCTTATAATAGGCGATAAGAGAAAATATGCAATTGAGAGAAAGACAATATCTGATTTATTTTCAAGTGCTAGAAATCGGCTCTGGTTTCAGCTGAAAAGATTAAGAGAGTTAGCCCAGCAGGGATATATACCTATCGTTCTTATTATTGGTAGTTTGGGACGATATGCGCGTCAGAGAAAGATGGAGCCGAACAAAAGAGTTGGTCAATATCTTAGTTATATTGGTATTCTGAGAGGGATAGTTAATTATGGCTGTCATCCTGTTCAAGTATCAAGCGCTGAAATGGGTAAGGGTTTTCTTAGAGCATTAAATAAAAGCGCTGGCAAAGAGACACAGTATGAGCGTCCAGTTTTAATACAGAAGACTAATAGAACTTTAGAAGATGAGGCACTAGACATATTGATGGCTATATCTGGTGTGGGACATAAGACGGCTAAAGAGTTATTGAATTATTTTGGCTCAGTTCTTGCTGTATTGAATGCTAGTCGGAGTGAGTTAAAGAAAATATTAAGACCGTCTGTTGCAGACCATTTATTTGATATAGTACGTAGAAAAATTTATAAGTCATCATTAGATAGATTTATTGGAGAGAAGAAAGATGATAAACTTGTCGAAGAAAAGAATTAAGCTTACTTGTGATATATGCCCAGTCGGAGAAGATTGTCCTCACTATTCTTCTGGTAGTGAATGCGCTCTTGTTGAAGAAGAGATACGCCATTTAAGCGAGATTCAAGATGAGTATGGTCTTATGCAATATATTATTGAGTCTCGTGTTGAGAGATATCTTATGGCTAAGGCTATTGAACAGGTTAGTAGAGAAGGTATTAATTCTCGTGTGTCAGATTTGGAAGCTGGTCTCATTTCTATGATTGCTACATATCTTAAAGTAAAGTATCCAGAAAGATTTAGGGCTAAAAAATATATTTCAAGACCGAAAAGTGGAGTGAAGTTAGAGGACGTCCTCCAAGAATTGGAGGGTGAGTAGTGGACGACATAGAACGGTTACGTGAGTTAGCAAGAAAGTATCCAGTTAAGTTTTGTAATGTTATATCTAAAGCAGTTCTCGGTAGAGAGTTATATGATTACCAAGCCAAATTTATTGCAGATACAAATAGGAGAATATGTTTTGTTAGTGGACGACAGATAGGAAAAACTACTGCTACAGCTTTAAAGGCGCTGGTTTTTGCTTTTACAGAAGATGATAAAGTTGTGCTTATCTTGTCCAAATCTTTAAGACAGAGTAAAATTATGTTTGAGAGAATAAGAATGTTTCTTCTTGCTATAGATGCGCTTGCTGATTATACTTTTAGAATGACTATAAATGAGATACAGTTGAAGAATGGCTCAAGAATTTATTGTATCCCTGTTGGGCGAACAGCTGAAGCTGCAAGAGGCTATACGGCTGATATGATTATTGCTGACGAGGCAGCCTATGTCCCAGACTTAGTATTTGAAGCTATGATGCCTTCTCTTGCTGTTACTGGGGGATATCTTCTTTTACTTGGGACGCCGGGAGGAAAAACAGGATTCTTTTATCGTGCATGGATGACCGAAGAAGGCTGGAGTAAATACAGAGTAACCTGCTACGATTGTCCTAGAATACCAAAAGAATTTATTGAAGAATATAGACATTTAGTAACAGAAGCACGCTTCAAGAGAGAGATTTTGGCTGAGTTTGTAGAAGTTGAGGATATGTTCTTCCCTATTCCAGTAATAGAAGATTTAATGGTTTTACCAAAGAGATATAGTAAACCACAAAAGGGCTTTCGATATATTGCTGGTCTGGACATAGCTAGACACGGAAAAGATGAGACCGTATTGGCGATAGTTGGTATAGCACCAGATGGACACTATGAACTTCATGCTTATTATAGACGCGCAAAGAGCACAATAACTCAGATTGTAAAATTTGTTCTTGAAAAAATGGAACATTGGAATGTAGAAAAGCTAATAGTTGATATAACTGGTATGGGAGTAGGAAGTTATGACATTCTTAGAGAATTCATACCAAAATCTAAATTAAAAGGCATAACTATGTCAGTAAAGAAAAAGAAAGACTTGTATGATAATTTATTAAAGCTAATCGAAAACCATAAGATTTATTTCTTCGAAGATGACATGCTTATTGAGCAGTTTTCCAATTTCGAGATACAGTCACATTCTGTGTATGGTATAATTGCTAAGAAGGGAAGTGGAAGAGACGACATAGTAGATGCAATTGCATTAGCCGTGTATGGAGCCAAGAAAGGTGGAACGTTCCACTATTTAAAAAGAAGTTTAGATAGATTGGCGCCGGGAGGTTTTCTATCATGGCTAGCAGAGGAATTAGGAAAAAGAAAGTAACATTTAATCTTGAAGTTGCAACAATTGAACTTGTAAAGATTATTGCTGAAAGACTCTCTGAGATGTTGGGACGAAATGTGACTCTTAGCGAAGTCTACGAACTCGCAGTAAAGAAGTTTTACGAGCAAGTAGAGAAAGAATATAGGGACTGGGAGACACAAAACGAAAGAAAAACCATAAGAGAGAGACTAATCGACTACTATATTGTTACAAGCAGACAGCCAAGAAGGAGGTTATTTTAATGGTACGTGATTATTTTCCGTGGAACACACAACTAAATCTTTTCTGGAAGAGGAAATTAAGGGAATTAAGATATAAGAGCCGCCCTCTTCTCTTCATAAAAGACAGATATTGTGATATTTGTCATCGCTATGAGCAAGTGTATCCTGTTAATGATGTGTATCTATGCGGGAGATGTGCTGAGGGAGTAGGAACGAGAGATGCTTTTATTCTTAAGATTCCCAACTTCATTAATAAGCGTCAATGTATAAGATGTGGCAGAAGACCTATATATATTTATAAATTCAGCAACATAAACGCTTGTCTAAAGTGTATGTGGTATATCTTAGCAAGAAGACGAAGTAGAATGACACATCTTGGAGATAGAATTGTTTGAAACCAAAAGCTTTATATATGAGAACCGACAATAAATAGTTGGAGATGATGGTATGTGTGAGAATTGTGAAAATTTATGTGATGGAACTTGTAAAAAACCTGCTGAAGAAAAGGATGGGCGATATCTGACAGCTACTCAATTCAGAGAAATAAGGAAATATATACGCGACATTTTCTGTCTGTATAATGAAGTCTTAACGACAATTGCGAACTTTCGAGATTTAAGAAGGATGCTTAAAGATGATAGTTTCGTCGTCAGCATGTGTCATCGTCTAGAAGAAGGGCTACATTATTTGGCTCGCGCTCTTTTGAATATGGTTGAATATCTTAGAGGAAGAGTTCAAATCGACTATATAAATCGTTGCAGAGATGGTGAATTCATAGACCCATATGAAAGAGCAGCTTCAGAAGCAAAAGCTATTAAAGAAGAGGCACTAAAAGCTATTAAAGAGAAATACAGAGAAGTTAAAGATGACTATGTCACATAGTATGGAGAAAATGGTGAAGACTTGGTCTGATGACAGTAAAGTCCGAGTTGTGGGATGTGAGGGGCTCAAGATGACGAGCCACCAAATTGAAATATGGATATGGAGGTTGGATGATATGTCTCTTCAAGTAAGGGTTTATACTCCGTCAAGTTTTAAGTTTGCTGTATACAAAGTTTTTGCGTCTATTTTTATGAAGCTACGTAGACTAATACCTTCAAGATTTCATCTTCGGCTACTGCTTATGCTCATGATGCTATTGGGAATAAAGTTCGTCGAGTATAAGTGGAGATGGGATGGTGAGAAAGATGAGTGGACGCGTGCATAATTTTCAGATAATGGACGAAGCAGGTATCCGCGTAGATGCTAGTGCTCAAGTTATTGAAAAGGATAACAACGAAGTCATTATCACACATCTTTGGGTGAGGAGAGAGTTAAGAGGGCATGGCTTGGGTTATCAACTGCTCAGTTGGATAGTTTCTATTTATCAGGATAAGATAATTAAGGCTGTCGTGTTTCCTTATGCTGAGAAATTCTATGAAAAGTTCGGGTTTAAAAGAGAAGGACAGATAGGCTCGTATAGTGTGTATGTAAAATATCCTAAGGAGGATAAAATATGAGAAATAAAACTACGGTTGCTTTTGGCTTTTTCTGTGGATTTTTAGAGGCGCTTTTAATATTTATCTTTATGGGTAGTGAAGAATATGCCTAAAGGTAGTCATGGCTCATTAGCTAAAGCTGGTAAGGTAAGATTCAAGGGCAAGTCTCCTAAAGACCGTGACAGATACTCATCTTGGGAGAAACCTAAGAAGCGTAAGAAACCTATTCCTCGCATTCGCAATAGGCGAAACTTTATAAGGCGCATTGGCAAGATAATGGATAGACAATGGGAAGAGTTTGGAGGAGATAGATATGAGTAAATTAAAATGTCCTAATGGATGTGGAGATTTGAAAAAGCACTATCATCTTGTATTTGAATTGCCTGCACCAATAGAAGTATGGCGATGTGAAAAATGTGGATACATGATGCGGGCAGCAATAGACCTTTCAGAGGAGAAATAACATGAGTATAAGTATAGGCTATGAAAATAAAGGTAAATGGCGCAGCTACGGCAAAAGTAGAAGACATGTTAAAGCTGCTGGCTGGGATGGTCGTATTTATCTTACTGTATGGCACCTGTGGAATATTTGGAGATGGAAGAAAAGAAAGGGGTTGAGTCAAGATGGAAATTAAAATCTATAAAAGTTATGGAGACATGGAAAACGAGCCGCTCTATCTCATAGACGGCATTCAAAAAGTTAAGCTAAATATTCGCCGCACTCCTACGGCGTACTATAATATTTATGAGACGGAGATGTTTCTGACTGTGCGATGGAGATTCTCTGACGCTGAGAAGGTTGAAGCGCTTTTTGCTCGTGTAATGCTCGAACCAGAACGGCTCTATTTCTTGAAGATAAACGATGGAGATGTCTATGAAGTGCAGATTGTCTCGTTTGACTTAGAGGCTCCTGTGACGGCTGAGATTACTTTTAAAGTGAGGCTCTTCTTGAAGAAAGATTCTGGTAAGCTGTTTCACTATGACGGCTCTACTGCAACAATAGAATATCCAGATTCTACGACAGCACCGCCTATAACTGTCAGGCTTGGATAATAAGTGGAGGTGTGGTTATGAGTATTATTAGGGCTGGAGCAAGAGTAAGAATAGAATTGTTTGATGAAAATGATGTGTCGAGAGCAGTAATCTACTCTGAGCCAGACCTAGTAAACTTTGCTCTTAATTTTTTATTCTCCATCTTGAAGAAGACGGTAAGAACTCTGCATTTAGTATTTCAGGAGTTGAAGTAAGATGAGGATTGAATGTCCCAGATGTAAAAGTACGGATGTAAAAGACCTCCAGCCGAATTATACTCTTAATCCGAGACATGTCTTTAAATGTAGGAAATGTTTATATAGTTTCTGCGTAGATGTAAACACAGGAGAGATTTACGATTACTGGAAAGACCAGAGGTGACAGATATGGGGAAAAATAAAGCAATAATGATAGTAGTAAAAGACAATGTTATAGAGAAAGCACATAAAATTTTAGCAGAGTGCTTTAATGAAGCCAATAAGAATGAAAATTCGTATGATGTGGTTCGTAGGGCACGCTCTAAGATTTTAGATATGCTTATTAAGTCGTTTGAAGAAGGAGAGGCAAAAACCTTAGTCTATGGCGACGGAAAAATAATACTTGATACGCTGTTTAGATATTGGATATTGTCTCCTCAAGTTGCTAAAACATATTTAGACGAAAATTTCAAGATACAGTCATCTAAAGAGAAAAAGTTACTAGAAAACTCATCGGAAGAAAATAAAAGCTTTAAAAGTGTGTTCAACCTTTCAAGCCCATATCACATAACTCTTCTATCTTATATATTTGAAAAATATTCGGCTGGGTGGTTTGTTTATCGTCAGCTTCGTCTAGACTTGGAAAAGGATAAATTAGAGCATCTTCATTATCATTTGTCTCCCAGTATATTACAAGAGTTTGTTCGTCGAAAAATACTTACTCGTCGCTGTCTTAGTGAGGTTCCTTATCGATTAGACCTTTATATTAAAAAAGGAATTTATAATAAATATGAAAGAGGCAGCGCTAAGTTTAATTACGAATATGCTCTGACACAGGACGCTTATAAAAAGTTTATAGCTTTAAATCGGAGGTGAAAAGAGTTGTTTTATGTATATGCTAGAGTACACAGCCCAAATATGGAGAGAGAAGTAACGTTTCCAGTCTTTTATCTTGCTTATCGCTTTAAGGACATCTCTCGCTTCGACTATCAGCGCCTTAGAGGAGATAAACGTATAGAGGCGTTTCTTGGAAAGAAAATTTTAACTGACAACTTTCACATTGTAGTTGAGGGAGAATTGGAGCCTCTTGGCTCTTGGCTCGAAGATGGACAAATAAGACACTACGGCACCGGCTTAATCAAGATTGGAGAGGAGGTTCTCTATTCTCACGACAACCGAGTTCTTAGACGTGCACGCTTCAAAGGCTCATATACAGACTCAAAGAAAAACACGGTCACGCTTATTCTTGAAGTAATAGACTCTGAGCCTCGTCTCACGGCACACATATAACCACAACTATTTTTATTCAAATAATCTTTTAAGCAAAGTCTAAACTAGCAAAAATTATGTATATACTTGCCTGCCTTTTCGACTTTTGCCGATGCGCGTTTTAAGATGAGTCATGAGTATTGAGGTTTTAGCTTATTCTTGTTTTGTAGTGTCGAGCCACAAACATATAACATTGTTGTACTTCTTGGAGATGCGCCCACACAGAGAGTACACACACCACACATGAGCGCACAGCATAAGAGCCCACACTAAGCACACATCTTCAACAATACACATAAGAGAATTAAGCGCCAAAAATTGTGCAACCGTTTATATTATAAGTCACTTCTACTTATGGTTGTTCTCTTATTGTTGATGTTTGTTGTTGTGTTGTTGTTGTTTTTTAGTTGTTTTAGCACGTCAAAAATCGTTTTGGAAAAGCGCTCAGAATACTGTTTTTGCACAGAACCTCCACAAAACTAGGGTTTTCTTGAATAAGGTTTATGGTTAGTATGGTTCACTTATTGTCGTATCCTTTTTCGGTTAATTATTTTCCCGCGCTCACCGTTTTCGAGAAATTGGACATTGTCCACACGATATTCCGACTAAAATTTCTAAATCGATTAAAACCACAAAAACCTTTAAAAACCTTTTATCTATTGTTAAAACAAAAGGTGGTGTGAAAATGAGAAAAATTAAATTCACAAAAAGACGTAAGCAAAATTCAAAAAGTATTCTAAATCGCATTTTTTTGGAAGTTG